AGGCGTGGTGGCGCGGGATTGCTGACTTGATTATCGTAAACCATGACAGTGGTGTTGCTCGAGTGGTGGACTACAAGACCAGCAAGAACGCGAAGTATGCAGACCGCGGTCAGCTCGAGCTAATGGCGCTTGCAATATTCAAGCACTTCCCGTTGATCGAGGTTGTTCATGCAGGGCTGCTGTTTGTGATCAGCAAAGATTTCATCAGGGAGAAATACACCCTTGATCAGCAAGACCGGTTGTGGGTAAAATGGTTTAAGGCACATGGTCGTTTGCAAGAAGCATACGAGTCTGATTCATGGAACGCCCGCCCCAGTGGGCTATGTAAAAAGCATTGCGTGGTGCTTAGCTGCCCACACAACGGGAGGAACTAAGATGCCGTACAAGAACAAAGCAGACCGTAAGTACGAAGCGTCAGCGCGTTACGAAGACACGCCTGAGCAAGTCAAGAATCGTATGGAGCGCAACCGTGCTAGAGCTAAGCTTATGCGTGAAGGTAAGGTGCGCAAGGGTGATGGTAAAGACGTTGCTCATGTCGTAGCTGCCGATAAGGGTGGTTCGATTAAAGACGGAGTACGTGTAGAATCTGCAAGTAGCAACCGGTCATTTAAACGTGACTCGAAAAACAATTTAGTATCAGAAGTTAGTAAGCGTGAACGAAAGAAAAAGTAGTACGTAAAGAGCGTTTCTTCCCCATGTGTAGGCGTAAAGGGAAGTGGAGGTCAGACACGTTGCCTGATGAAGCGAAAGCAGAAACCGAAAGGTCGCGACAGCTTCCCAGTCTGACTGCGATGGGAGCACGGCTACACTGACACTCCGGAAAGACGGAGACTAATAATAAGACCATGCACACCGTGTTTGGTCGATTTGGCATCGGAGAATGAGTTGGAAATTATTGATAACAAGGCGTTGTTGCTGACGTTGCGTCACCCAGACAAGATCACGTCAGTGATACCCAAGAGCAAAGATTTAGGTGGTGGTAAGGTGTTGGTGCATTGGTCGCTCGACACTGCACAAGTACTCAAGAACATGCGTATCCGCAACGTGCCTAGTCCCATACTGGGGCATTACGCATGGCCCGGACAATACAAACCTTTTGATCACCAGAAAACCACAGCAGGATTTCTTACGCTAAACAAGCGAGCCTTTTGTTTTAACGAGCAGGGCACAGGCAAGACCGGTAGCGTCATATGGGCAGCGGACTACCTGTTGCGCGAGAAGCGTATCAAGCGGGTGCTTGTGATATGCCCACTGTCGATTATGGATTCCGCATGGCGAGCAGACTTGTTTAAATTTGCAATGCATCGGTCAGTGGACATCGCCTACGGCACAGCGGACAAGCGGCGCGACATCATCGCGGGTTGCGCAGAATTTATTATCATCAACTATGACGGAATCGAAATTGTTGAGAAAGAAATTGATGCAGGTGGTTTCGATTTGATTGTGGTCGATGAGGCCAACGCGTATAAGAATTCCCAGACCAAACGTTGGAAAGTGTTGAACCGCTTAGTCAAGCCCGACACATGGCTGTGGATGTTAACCGGCACCCCTGCTGCGCAATCACCGCTCGATGCATACGGCATTGCAAAACTTGTTAACCCCACAGGTGTGCCTCGCTTTGCAACAGCGTTCAAAGACATGGTGATGAATCGGATCAGCAACTTTAAGTGGGTGCCGAAAGCAGCGGCTACGCAGATCGTGTTTCAAGCGCTGCAGCCAGCGATACGGTTTACCAAAGACGAGTGCCTCGACCTGCCAGAGATGACGTACGTCAAGCGTATCGTTGAGCTAACCAAGCAACAACAACGGTTTTACACGATGCTTAAGAATCGTATGCGCATGGAAGCCGCGGGGGAAGAGGTCACTACGGTAAACGCTGCAGTCAACATGAGTAAGCTGTTGCAGATATCCTGCGGTGCGGTATACACCGACAGCGGCGAGAGTGTGCAGTTCGACATCAAAAACCGCTACGCTGCGCTCAAAGAAGTTGTGGACGAGACCGCGCAGAAGGTCTTGGTGTTCGTGCCGTTCAAGCACGTGATCAGTATTCTGCAGGAGAAGTTAACCGCAGACGGCATCACAACTGAGGTGATCAGCGGGGATGTGCCCGTCCACAAGCGTACCGACATCTTCAATCGATTCCAGACCACTGCAGACCCGCGCGTTCTAGTGATCCAGCCTCAGTCAGCCGCACACGGTGTAACGCTCACAGCAGCCGATACGGTGGTCTGGTGGGGACCTGTAGCATCCCTTGAGACATACGCTCAGGCAAACGCCCGTGTGCACCGCGCCGGACAGCGTCACCCAACTACGGTGGTGCAGCTCCAAGGTTCAGGTGTTGAGAAACACGTTTACCGATTACTTGATAACAAAATAGACGTTCACACACAAATTGTTGATCTTTACAAGGAGATACTTGACTAACACACAAAACATCATTACACTGGAAGTTCTAACACTTAAGGAGATCCATAATGGACACCAAGGAAAATGCAAGTGACGTAGATGTAGACAAGCTGGTTCGCGTGTACATCAAGATGCGCGAGGCTCACAGCCTCATGGCTTCAGAGTTTAAGAAGCAGGAAGATTCAATCAAGGAAAAGATGGCGGTTGTGAAAACAGCGCTGTTGGATTACTGCAAAGACCAGAACCTCGAGAGTGTGCGCACTAACTCTGGTGTGTTTTTTCGCACGATCAAGACCAGCTACTGGACAAACGATTGGGAGTCGATGGGTAAGTTTGTTGTCGAGCACCAAGCCCCTGAGCTGTACGAGAAGCGTCTGCATCAAGGCAACATCAAACAATTTTTGGAAGAGCACCCCGAACTGCTGCCCCCGGGTTTGAACGTGGATAGCGAATACTCAGTAACCGTAAGGAGAAAGTGATGGACGATAGTGTCCCGTATGTTCCGATTGAAAGTGTTGCTAAACACTTTGCTGTGTCGATTTCAACAGTACGTGCGTGGGTACGCTTAGGGTACATCCCAAAATCGTCCTACTTGAAAATTAGTAACACGTACCGCTTTAGTCTTCCTGCAATTGTTGCAGCGCTCACTAGCATTCCCGATAACGAAGTGGTACAAAAGACCCCCGCAGTAGATATCGCCGTACACGCAGCACCAGTTCAACTTGAACTGAATTTCAATCCCGACCAAGACCTTTAGGAGAATAACAAATGAGTTCAATGACATTGTTTGGCGGAAAGTCATCCGCCTTGTTGGCTGGCATCAAAGACAGCTTGCTCGACAACATTTCCGGCGGTGCAAATTCCGGTAGCACCAACCGCCGCTTGTCGATTAAGGGCGGTGTGTTTCGTCAAATCATTAACGGTAAAGAGCACACCGTGAGTGAAGAACGTGCGATGAACATTGTGCTGATTAACGCTGCACCGCTTTCACGTATGTTCTACGAAGGCTCGTATGCTGAGGGTGTAACTGCAACCCCATCGTGCTGGTCATCCGATACACAAGTTCCTGATGAAGGTGTTCCACAAGAGCAGCGTCAGGCCAGCCGTTGCATGGATTGCAAGCAGAACATCAAAGGCTCCGGTCAAGGTGATTCTCGTGCTTGCCGCTTCTCGCAGCGTCTTGCTGTTCAGCTCGAGGGTGAGATTGAAAAGCGTGAGGTCTACCAGTTGTCGCTTCCTGCTACATCGATTTTCGGTTCAGGTGAGAAGAACAAGTTACCTTTGCAAGCTTATGGTCGTTACCTCAAAGACCACAACGAGCCGCCTATTGGCGTTGTGACCGAGATGCGTTTCGATACCGCAAGCCCAACACCGAAGCTGGTGTTCAAGCCTGTTCGCCGCTTGGAAGAAGATGAGTTGGCTGCTGCGTTGGAGATGCGTGAACACGCTGATACCATCAAGGCTATCACCTTGCATGTGGGTCAGATGGATAGCGGTGAGAAGGACGATGGCTCTATCTTTGAAACACCTCCTGCAGAACCAGCAGCAAAGCCCGCGGCTAAACCAGCAGCGAAACCTGCAGCAAAAGCTGAAGCCCCGAAAGCTGAAGCACCCGCTGAAGAGCCTGTTGAAGAGCCAAAGAAAGTTGTTAAGAAGACCTCTGCAGCAGCACCTTCCGAAGAGAAGGCTGATCTTGCATCTATCGTGGGTGACTGGGACGATTAATTAGTCCACAGTCTTTAGAGGGAAAGCGGATGCTGGACGGAAATCAGGGAGCTAAACCTGACGAGTTACCCAGTGCAGCGAGTACCTCACCTTCAACGATCAGAGGCAGCTATGAATACAAAAGAATTTATTGGGACAGTGGTTGGCGATCATGGCTTTTATTGTGCAGTCGGGATCGAGGAGTTACATGGAGTAAAGCGTAAGCCTTTTGTTGATCAGCGTTTGGTAAGCACTCTTGAAGAAGTTGTTGCAGCAAGTGAAGAGTTTGATGCAAAGGGTATGCATTCGTATTTTGCGTTAGGTCGGTTTGAATCAAATAATAATCGCGAGGCAAGCAACGTCACTGAGATGCGTTCGTTCTTCCTTGATCTAGATTGCGGCGCGAAGAAAGAATATCCAACGCAGGTTGATGCGATTAACGCGTTGCGAAAGTTTTGTAAAGATTCTAAGTTCCCACGCCCAACGATGGTTAACTCTGGGCGAGGCATTCACGTCTATTGGCCTTTGATCAATTCGGTGCCGCGTGACCAGTGGCTCGCTGTTGCACAAGAGTTTAAGGCGTTCACTGTTCGTGCAGGGTTCTTATCAGACCTGACTGTGCCGGATGATGCTGCACGTGTTCTACGAATACCGGGTTCACACAACCACAAAGACACTCCTGCAAACCTTGTGTCGCTTGTTGGCGCACCAGCAACACCGATTGCGTTTGAAGTGTTCAGGGATTTGCTAGGCGTTGCGGTTGATGCAAAGCCAAAGCCTAAGTACACGCCACGCGTGATGGACGCAGCGTTAGAGAAGATGTTGGGTAATCGCACCAGCAGCTTCAAAGGCATCATGGTCAAAACGATTGCTGGTAATGGTTGCGCTCAGTTGGAATACATTATTCGTAATCAAGCTGACTTGAGTGAGCCGATGTGGAGAGCTGGGTTATCAGTTGCGGCGTACTGTGCTGATAGCGAGAAAGCGATTCACAAAATTTCAGCGGGGCACGAGGGCTACTCGCGAGAGGCAACCGAGAGCAAGGTTGCCATGATCAAAGGTCCTTACCGCTGCGAAAGATTTAACGAGTACAACCCCAATGTCTGCACAGATTGTCAGCACTGGGGCAAGCTAGGCAGTCCCATATCACTTGGTACTGAAGTTATTACTACAAACGAAACTGTAGATATTTTTGACAAGCTAAGCAGCGTACCCAGTGCGCCTGTGCAGCGTTACACAATACCGAAGTACCCAGAGCCTTATTCACGTGGTGGAATAACTGGGGGTATTTACAAAAAGATGGTGAACAAAGAAGGTGAAGTTGACGAGGTGCTTGTGTACCACAATGATTTATACGCAATCCGCCGAGTCGAAGACCCTGAAATAGGTGATGCCGTGGTGCTACGTTTGCACCTACCCAAAGACGGTGTACGTGAATTCACCGTGCCACAAGCATCAATGTCGAAAGAAGAGTTTCGCAAAATCATGGCATCGAAAGGTGTCGCTGCTATTAGGATGGAAGAACTTATGACTTACGTAAACACTTGGATCAATGAATTACAAGCGCAGACCACAGCCGATCATGCTCGCCGACAATTCGGTTGGACTGACGATAGCTGCACAACATTTGTTTTAGGCAGCACAGAGATTACTAAAAACGAAGTGACGATTAACCCGCCATCGTCTAGCACGGCAGGGTTGTTTGATTTGTTTGCTGTGAAGGGTACGCTCGAGGGTTGGAAAGAAACCATGGCGTTTTATAACCGCCCGAATTTTGAAGCGCACCAATACATGTTTGGGCTTTCGTTTGGCTCGATATTGATGGAGATGACCCCAATCAACGGTGCAATCTTCCACATGTACAACAAGGAATCTGGGTTAGGTAAGACCACTGCCATGTACGCAGGAGCTTCTGTATGGGGCAACCCTGACCGACTCGTGTTGCTCGAGCGTGATACGTATAACTCAAAAATGAATCGTGCAGAGATTCAGAAAAACATCGTTATGTACATGGACGAGATGACCAACACTGCACCGAAAGACTTGAGTGACTTTGCATACCAATACCCAAGCGGGCAACAGCGTAACCGTATGTCAGGTAAGGCTAACACCGAGCGATTCCGCGGTGTGCCATGGAAGCAGTTGTGCGGCACCACGGGTAACACCAGTATGCTTGAGCGTATCTCTTCATACAAGTCACTCCCCAAGGCTGAGGCACAACGTGTACTCGAGCATCGTGTCAACGCTATTCACTTTGCATCGAAAGAAGAAACCGATTTGTTTAGCACCGCTATCAAGGATCACTACGGTCACGCAGGAATCATATTTGTACAAGAAGTTTTGAAGGACGTAGACGGTACGCGTAAGCTGCTGTTAGAGGTGCAACGCCAGATTGATGCTGCTGCCAATTTGAAAGCTGAGAATCGGTTCTGGTCGGTGCAAGCTGCTTGCACGATTACTGGCTTGATGGTTGCTAAACGCGCAGGGCTGGTTGACTACGACATTGCTGCTCTTACTAAATTCATTGTCAAGGTCATGCAGGTTGCACGTGACAACATCGAGAACATGGGCGGTGATCCTGAAAGCGTGTTGACTGATTACTTGGCTGAGAACTACAGCAACGTGTTGCGCATCACTAGCACTCAAGACGCACGGCGTGATTCAAATGGTATTGAGAAGTTACCGTTACCGGAAGCAACGCCGCGCGGGGAGTTTGTTGGGCGCTATGAGTATGACGCGAAGATCATGTACCTGCGCATCAAGCCGTTGAAAGATTGGTGCATCAAGTACCAGATCAACTACGCAGGGTTGGTAGACAGCTTGACCACGGGTCGCACACAAGCCAAGAAAGACAAGGTGCGCCTGACTCGCGGAACCAATGCTGCGATGGCTCCTGTGGATGTCTTGGTGCTCAACTGTGCTGACTTCATGAATGACGATACCGAGCAAGCGATTGCAGCAGGAGCAGCTCTTGCAGAAGTTCAGGCTAAAACAGCATGACCTAGCACCCGATGGCGTACGCATCTTAATTGACTGGGATGCGTATGTTGTTGGCGCGTCAGTGTTTGTCCCCGCTGTGAACGTTGTGCAACTTAAGATTCAATTCAATTCGATAGCGGATGATAAGAATTGGAAAGTTGAGAGCCGTGACCGGATCGAAAGCGGTAAATTTGGGGTTCGGTTCTGGAGGCTACTGTGATAACATTGCGTTGACACTTGTTGTCATTTTGTATTCTCCTTAGTATGTCCCTTAACCCTCCGGCTCTCACCGGGGGGTCTTTTTTTAATCATCAAACTCTGCAAGATCAGCCAGTATCTCCGCGCGGCGCTTGGGGTCATACGTAACACCGTTCACCATCGACGCAGTCTTCTTCATGAATTGCTGACGAGACTGCCGCATCGTATCCATCGTGATAGCCTTGTTGGGGTGAAGCTGGTTGTACTTCTGAATAGCTTCCATGGTTTCACTAAACGTATCGGTGTCGTTCTGATGCAGAGACACGTTGGCGCGTTGTAACAACAGTGTGCGTTCTTCCCCGATGCGTTTATCTTTGGATTTTGCAAACTGGTTAAGCTCGTTCTGCCGCACATAATCTGCAGGTGCAAAGCCCAACGCCTGACCGGCTACGTTCCAAGCACTCACCTCACCTGTGATCACGTCACCACGGCGCGTCTGTGTGCCCTCTGATGCGTATCGCATAGCTTTAAGGGCGTTACCCATACCACTAGGTAGCATCTGCTCAACACCGCGTTGAATGTAGCCTTCTTGAATTGCCTCAAAGCCTTTGTACACACGCTTCGCCGTACTGACAACAGGACCTCCAACCTTCTCAATAAACCAGTTAGCAGTGCCGGGTTCATTGAAGTTGTCTTGTTTGAAAATCAAATCGTTTAAGCGACCACGTGAGCCAATCTCCATGCCGGTCAACCCAGTCAACGCACCGTTATACGCAGTCTCCTTAACGTATTTACGTACTGCTGTTTCCAGATCATCGTCTTCCTTGTCTTTGAACAAGTCGTACGCCATGGCGGCAATACCAAACATCGGCACACCACGCACACCGGTCATCAATGCAGCGGAACCAAAGATTCCTGCAATTTGCTTTTTAGCTTCCACACGGTCTGCAGGATTAAGCGCATGTAACGCATCGAATGCCGTCTTAAACTGCAAGTAATACATTGTTGCACCGTAGCGCTTGTACATCAGCAACACCCGACCCAATGAATTTTGCGCAATACGTGGTGCTTCGTTAGCCGCCACACCGCCGTTGGTCATATCTGCCAAGTACACAGCTTGCTCTGCAGCAGCAACTTCCCGCTGAGATGCATTCATACTCTTCTCAAAATCTTTTGGTTTCTTTTCCAGCCGATTTAGCTCGAGGTTGTACGCCGCAATAAGCGCTACCTGACGGTTAAACTTTTCAGTCTGATGGAATGTCCAGCCCAATACCTTGTTGATGTTTGCTTGCGCACCTTTATCAGACACCGCCAGCATGTCGTATGTAAGCGACCTATTGAGCTGCCCACGTTCTCCTGCAACACTTACCAAAGTCTCGAGCTGCTTAAGTTCTTTCGGTAACTTTGGGTCGCTGAAATCGATGTTCTCCATCGACAACCCAGCTTTAATTTTTGAGTTGTTACCAAGCAGGTCAACTTGCTGCATGGAAAGACCACTGCCAAAAAAAGTACGCCCAGCGCTGGTCAACGCAGTCATCGACTCGCGCCATCCATAGCGACCACTCAGGTAAGGCAACGTCACAATTACTGTCTGCAAACCGTTAACCACTGCTGCCGAGATGTTGCCACCAAGCGTCCATGCAAAACCAAATGAAGTTGCCACGCGAGATAGGCTCGACACATCAGGGTTGATCGCAAAATCAATACGCTTAGATAACTCGTCGGCGTACCCAGCAATGACATCGTCTGTCTTGCGTTCTTTAGCGTACTCTTGCAACTCCGCACGAGCTTGCGCCAAGCGAGCACCGTACTCGATGTTTGTAATCTGACGGCCTAGGTTGTACGCACGATCTGCAAACACTGCGATTGCATCGGTCTTGAAACCGAGAGTGCCCTTACGAACTCTAAGGGTCTGGGCAAGTGATGATTCCGGCAACGCGTTGATGTACAGATTCATGATCTGTTCTTTCAAATCATCGTCTACGTTGTTGGCCTCAAGTGTCTTGAACAGACTGTTTATAAACGAACCAGAGGGTGCGTCACGAAATGATGCATTGGTAAGTTTTGAGTAGCGCTCGATGCCGAGGCGAGCTGTTGCATCCAACCGAGGATCACCGGCTTTAATGTTCGGGTCTTTGTTGGCTTTCTCTTGCATCTCTGCAGCGGTAGCTTCCGCGAGTGCTATTTCACGGTCACGCGCAGCAGGAGTTTCAAACGCCTCGAGCGCATGTTCAAACGTATTGGTCTTCTCGTTGTATAGGTTGTACGACAGCCAGAAGTTGCCCTTACGCGCCAACGGAAAGTACGGGTCGATCAGACCACGAGCCTCGATTAATTTTTGAACCGCACCGTTGATTGCCTTACCTTCGTTGCCAAACTTATCGGTCAAACGAATTTCGGTGAGGTCAACAATCTTTCTGTACAACGTCTTATACGCATCGCGCATGTCGGTGTAAATCTTCTGACCGTCTTTGCCGAGCTTGTTCCACTCAGGCTGCATGTCCTTCCAAATTTGAACCTTATCGGGGTCAGCCTTATACGACTCCGCAGCTTCTTCCGCGGTTTTAGACGGGTCAACTTTCTGCAACGTGCTTTCAGAGACGATGTTGTTAAAGCGGTCCACCATCTCTGGGGTTTGCTTCTTTTGCCAGTCGCTGAATTGGTTACGGATAGGCTCAAGCATCTTAGTGATCTTGTCCACACCACCGTTGTGCAGCTTGATCAAGTCAAGAATCTTGTCTGCCATAGGAATTTTTGACCGAGCCACGTCCACCAGCGCTTGCAAGGGTAATGACATGCGCACCGCGGCTTTCGTCAGGTTCGGCGCAGTCGATGCAAAGAATCTATGGATGTTGTCCACACGCTCACGGTTAAGCCCCGGAATATTCTCGAGGATCGGGCGAATGCCGCCTTCAAACATAGCGTTCAGATCACCGCCGATACCCCGTGCGTATACGTCTGCTGCCGTCTTCAGGTTAGAGTTTGGATCAAGCACCGACATCAGCGCTTTGTCTGCACGGTCAAGGGCGGTCTCGATAGACTGAGACTTCATACCCATCAAACCGCGAAAGATGTTGCGCACGATGTTATAGAACTTTTGCAACGCATTGATCTGCGAGCCGTCTGGGTGAATCATAGACAACTGCATACGGAAGCCGTTGTTGCTCATCGCCTCAGAAGCAAACTCGTGGATGTCTCGAGCGCCGTAGGACGTGTTCAGCACACCCTTGACATCGTCAAACAGCTTCTTCATCTGCGTATAGAACGCACCAGACTTACTGTCTAATATCTTGTGCAGTGCCGCGTGACCCGCCTCATGCAACAGCGTGTGCGAGTTCATGCCTGTCTTAGAGTCAAGCATCAAGGTGTTTGTATCGGGGTCAAACATGCCCGGCACAGCCTTACCCGAGGCATCTTTCAAGTTATCTACAACCTGAACCTGCACACCCGACAACAGTTTCGGTAACGCCTTAGCAAACGTGTTGAGAATGCCGCGCAAGTTGGCGGCTAGGTTGGTTAGCGCCGCACCGAGATTGTTAGAGCGCAACGCGCTGACCGTGTTGGCATCTAGCGCCGCAGCTAAAGGACTGACAAACTCAGCCTCAAGGTTTTTTGTATTGGGCGGTATGAGGTTTTCTGCGTTATTTGTAAAGGCTTCATTGATAAACCTTGCAGCCTTATCGCTAGTCATCGACTCGCCCACTGTTAGGGATTTGCCAGATAACTTACGAACTAATTCCATACCTTTAGAAGTAGCACCATTCTTGTCTGCAAGCCCTGCGTCAGCAAACGCTTTACGTAACCCTGCTTCCTTAATACCAGCTAACCCTTTTTGCATCGAGTCAACCAGCGCGTTCATTACTTCGCTAGGGCGCTTTGCCGCAGGGTGCGCTGGTGCGGCTGCAGGTGCAGCAGGTTCTGCTTGCTTGGTTGCCGCAGTTTTAGGTGCAGCGGGTTCTGCTTGCTTGGTTGCTGCGGCTTTAGGTTCTGTTTTGGGTGTGGTTTTCTTTTCTACTGGAGCAGACTGATTCTTTGCTGCAGGAGCGTTAGATTTAGCTCCGAGATCAGCACCTCCCAATCTTGTATCTGCAGGTGTTGAAACTCCTGCGGTACTTGGCGTAGCTGTGGTTCCTGCTGGTACGCCTGTGCTATCCACTCCCATGCCCTGCTGACTTGCTGCGGGCTGAGCGGCTGGCTGAGCGGCAGTTCCTGTATTAGCATTTGTGCCTCCTTGCTTAGGAGCTTTTGGTTGTGGGTAAGGCGCGAACACCCCGCCCCGCGGTCCGCGTAATTCACCTTGCGAGCGTATGAATGGCGACTGTGACAGTATCTCGTTAATGCGTTTTACAGCAGTGCGTGAGCGAGGGTCACTACGCGTGGCGAAAGCATCACGCGCCTTTTTGAGTTCATCAACAACCGTTGCGCGTTGAGCAGGATCGCTTAAATCTTTACCTAAAATGTTTTGGCGCACTGCGGCATTTTTTGGCAAGAACAAGTAATCAACCGCGGCTTGATCCACGGTCATGTCAGATTCAGGCGCTGCTGGTTCTTCCGCAACAGGTGCGGCTCGACTGCCTTTAGGCGCTGCAAACCCGGGTAGCCCTATCTGTTGTGGCTCTTGACGTGATTCTTTATACACATCCATTTCATTGGGTGTGCGGTCAGTCGGTCTCGTGGTCTGGTCTTCAGCCCCACGAACATCATAAGCACGTTGAATTAAACTTCTCTCACGCTCAGTAAACTGTGGATTAAACCCGCCCATTGTCCGCAGTGCGCGGTCAAACGCTTTGGGGATATTGGTGATACCGGGGTTTTCGATTATCGGCAACAGAACTGCTAGACGTGCTTGTTCCTCAGTCTTGTCACGGGTTAAATTTAGTTGGTTAAGCTGTTCGGTAAGGTCAGATTCAAATTTTAATCGTGCTTGTTCCTTTAACTTTGCAGCAGTGGTGTTTTGCTCTCTAGCAATTCGCTCGCGTTCATCTCGTTGTATTTGTGCGTACCCGACTGCGTCTGCATTCTGCTGAGCAACATAGTTTTCAATAGACGCTTGCTGCGCGGTACGCCCGCCAACTAGAGGTAACGCACCTTGCCCTGCTGGGGCAGCTCCTTGCTCCGCCGTTGCTTCCGAAGTTGTTCCGGGCAACTGCATATTTTCTGGGGCAATAGGTTCCGGTTGAAACGGTGCAGCGCCGAATAAATCTTGACCCCCAAGGTCTAATTCCCCTTGTTGCGGCGCAGGACCCGTAGGAGTTGGTTCGACTGGTGCAGGAGCTTCTGGCGCGGCAGGACCTTGCATCCCTGAAACCGTTTCTTGGGCTTGCCTTAATTCGTCAGGGAACATGTCCCCTTGCGATGTGTACTGTGGTGTCGTTTCTCCGGCAGGTTTCTCAGCAACTTTACCTTTGCTCTCAGGCAGAATCGCGCGACCCACACCGCCGAGTACTGCACCGCCGATGAAGTTCTCAACGTACGAGTCGTACGCTTGCTGGTTATCCGTTGGCAACCCCGCTTGTAAACGGTTGAGGTATTCTTGAGCTGCTTCAGTACCGCCTTGGATACCAGCGGTCTTGGTTATGCCCAGACCGTAGTCAACAGCTTTCTGCCGCAGTGTTCGTTCGGCAATAGCCTTTGCTGCGTCTTCTGTAATCTCTTTACCCGCGCGGCGAAACACTTTCTGAATGCCGGGCATGAACATATTAGCCGCGGTGTCCAGCAGCGCTTGAGGAACAGCAGCAGCGAGGGCGTTGGCTAAGTTGGTGTCAGCTAGATTTTTACCCGCAACGCCACTTTCAGTCTCGCCTTTAACCTGCGTGGTCAAGTTTGAACCAGTGAACTGCCCAAGAGAAGCAAGCGTTGCAGCGCCTGCAGCGCCCACGGTAGCCGCGGTGCCGGTCAAAGGAAGTGCAGCAGTGGCGGCAGCGGCAGCGGCAGGAGCGATTACGTAAGGTAACGAGCCACCTAACGTCTCTTTGAATTTAAGCCATGGGTTTTCAAGCCAACCTTCTTCGGTGCCTTTAAACGCTTCTCCTGCTTTCTTTTCACGTGCTTGAGCAGAGGCTTCAGCTTGCTCAGTGTTCATCACACCGGTGCGCCCTAATAGGCGTGTAGCGTCCGCAATTGCTTGTTCTTTACCCGCACCGAACGCTGCCTTAAACCCACCTTCTGGGATGGGCTTCTCAGCTTGTAGGGCTGCTTCTTCAGCTTGCTTCCTGAGAGCAGCTAACTCCGATTGGCGCTCAGCTTTCTTAGCTGCTCGCTCTTCCTCCTGCCGATAATTGTTGGCAATAGCAAGTAGGTTCTTTTCAGGAGTGCCTTCCGGAGCCTCGATATCGTAAAGCTTATTGTCAGGGCCTTCGATTGTAAATATTGGCATGGCAAATCCTTACGGGTTGGGACGTACACCTACAACTCTTCCTGTACTACCACTTCCACCAGCGTTACCGCCACCCGGGTTTAAAATTTTGTTCATTAAATTATCTTGCATAGATAATACTCTTGCCTGCTGGTCTACGTAGGGGTCTACCGCTTCTTTAAGCGCAGCAGCCTGCCTCAATTCCAACGCTTTTAATTTTGCCGCTTTTACTTCGGGCTTATCAGTAGAGAATTGCAGTTCTTCCCGTTGAGCTTTAAACGTTCTACTGAGGTCAGCCGTAGTTTTGCGTATACCTTCCTGAATTGTAGAGAGCTTTGTTTCGTACCCAGCCATAAGGGTTTGAGCTTGAACATTCTGCGTATTTGCTATTCTTGCAAGAACATCATCCTTGTGTACTTGGATGTTTTGTTGATGAATTAGCATCTGCTGGTCACGCGCTAATTGACGATCCGCCAATACATTTGCTTGCGCCAATTCACGAGCTTTAATGTTCTCTTGAGTAGAACGATCTTGCGCACCAGCAGTAATACCAGCAGCAGTAATCTTGCCAATGTAGTCGGCGTAAGACTTGTGAAACGTGCCGTACATCTCGTTAGCAAGCTTCTTGTTGCCTTGCTTGAGCGCAGTGCGGTATTGATAAAATGCGTCTTGCGCCTCTTCAGCTTTGTCGATAGCTTTACGTGCTTCGGCTTGTGATGAGAAGTATTGCTTACCGCCTTGTTCGGCAGCGCGTCTGATACCGTCTGCCAAGTTTAAACCACCCATCATTGCGAGACCACCAGCAATAAACGCATCGTTCATTACGTTCTTCTCTTGACCTTCTGCGCGGCGTAAACGTTTTTCAGCACGTGCTTGCATGTTAGCAAGAGTAGCTTTGTCTTCAGGATCAAGCTTAGCCATATCCTCAACGTTTGCACGGTAGGTAGCAAAGTTCATTGGATCGCCGGGTACGCCAACAGGAACGCCAGCACCAGTAGAACCGACAGTAGCACCATGCCCGCCAGCACCAGCAGTACGAGGTGTCATAGCGTTAACAGGCGCAGTAGTACCAGTACGGGGTGCACCACCAGCAGGAGTACCGACATCAGTAATACCACCCCCAGCAGGAGGTACAGCGGAAGTAGGAATAATGCCACCACCAACAGGAGCACCAGTAGCAACGGCAGGTACAGCACCGACAGCAGGTATAGCAGCGATGCCCCCGCGAGGTTGAACTTGGCTATCAGCATCTTGCATTTGCTGTTCTTCGGTCATTCTGTCAAGATCACTTGAACTAAATTCACTAGGTTGAACTTGACTGTCCATTTCTTGGCGTTGTTGCGCTTGGTTCATATCAACAAACTGCGCACGGGGGACCATTCCTGTTTGAACTTGACTGTCCATTTCTTGGCGTTGTTGCGCTTCGTTTGCAATGGCTAAAGCTTCAGGAGAAATTGTGCCAGATTGAACTGCGCTATCCGCACTTTGTCGTTGACTATTTAGCGCGTTACGTACATCCGAACCTAATGGAACACGCAAGTTGCGTATTAACGACCCCTCTGGAAAAAGTCTTGTCCAATTTGGAGTTTGAGTGGGTGCATCTGGATTATCAGTATGTATGTCGCCCGGTCTATCTCGAACAGGTTTTTCACTACCCCCAGCAAGCGCAACAATCCCCCCGCCAGCCGCCATCACGGGCTGCTCAGCAATACCACCTTGTCCAGCAACGCTTTCGGCTACCGTTTGTGTAGGCTCTTCACCTTGGGGTTGACGCACACCGGCGCGTCTTGCCATCTCAGCTTTAACTTCTGCAAGCGCAACAGCGTCTTTTACTGTGCGAGCATAAGCTTGCAACTGCCCATCAGATAGTTGTGCCAATTTACTGGATAACGCAACAGGGCTAGTAGCCGCCACCGCACGAGGATCAACAGTCGGTTGACCGCCCATAGCATAGCCTTGCACCGCGCCACCACGGGCGTAGCTCATCAAGCCACCTTCTTTAGCACTGCGACCCGCAGAAGCACCGTATGCAGCAATACCTGCGCCCATTAACTGGGGGGCTAAGTTGCCAGTGTTCTGGTACATAGTTTGTGACGATTGCGACAACGGTAAGCCGCGCATCATGTCCGATTGGAACGCAAGCTGCTTGTATGGGTAGTTCATCTGATCTTGGTATTGCTGGTAGGCAACGTTCAGACCTTGTTGTTGCAACGCTTGTTGTTGAGCACCAGCTTGCAACTGCGCTTGGTTGATTGCTTGTTGCTGACCAAACTGAGTCTGCCCCAACGCGCCAAGCGTAGAGCCTGCAGAACCCGCCAAACCCAACCCAGCTAAGCCGTACTGACCTGCACCCACCGCGCCTTGGACACCTTGTAGCCCCATGCCTGCACCGCCGAGCATCAACTGCCCTGCTTGGTTAGCACCTTGCATACCGATGTTTGCACCTTGCATACCCTGTGCTGTACCTGCTAACTGACGGTCAACACCAGCGAGTCCGACCTGAGCACCTTGCATACCCTGTGCTGTGCCCGCCAATTGCGTATTAACACCTTGCAAACCTGTCTGTGCGCCTTGAAGCCCAGTCAAGTAATTTTGATTAGCACCTTGTAAACCTGCGAGTCCAACTCCTGCACCTTGCATACCCAGCGAGGCGGCAGCTTGCATGTTTCTGTTGGCAACATCATAAGCAGTGTTATAGCCCTGACCAATCGCTTGGTTCATTGCAATGTTCTTGTTGCGCTGGTTTTCAGCAAACATCAATGCTTCACGGCTACCGCCAAACGCACCGGCTTTAGTTGCGTTGCTTTGCCCTTGTGCACCCGAGATGCCGTACTGACGTTGCATTTCGGCTAACTGAGGTTGTAACGATGCTTGCAAATAAGGGTTCATGTACCCTTGAACAGCATACGGATTTTGTGCGCCTTGCCCATAGCCCAGACCAGCTTGCATACCCGTCATGCCAACACCGAGGTTAGCACCAGCCAAATTAGCGCCTTGAGCGCCATAGTTCATGCCTTGACCACCGTAATACGCGCCACCCGCTGTACCGATGTCTTGACCTAGCTGACCCGCAGCGGCACCCATGTTGCCAAACTTAGCACCACCTGCAATGCCAAGCTGCTGCCCCATCTGCCCAGACTTATACGCTTCACCACCGTAAGCGTTAATCAAGTCGGCGTTAGCAAACGCACCTTGTGCGCCCATTGCACCATAGTCTAGTGCGGCATTTTGTAAGCTCGCTGCGTTTTGATACGCGCCAAGCCCGCCCGCGCCAGATTGAAACGCGAAGTTAGAGGCATCGGTAATCTGGGGTGCAACTTGTTGGTTGGCAATACCCGTCATGCCCTGCACTTGCATAGGCGAGAACCCAGCAATTTGCTGACCCTGATAGGGCTGATATGGGTTGTTATTAATGTTGGTTA